ACAGCTCCTTCTTTCCGGCGTAGGCCACGCGGATACAGTCGCCACCCTCCAGGGCGGCATTGGGAATTGCGCTGATCGTCGTCGACACATTCGGCGCAATGGCGTCGAAGAGCGCGAAGTCCGCGGCTGCCTGGCAGGCTCCCTGCGTCACCCACAGGGCGGACGAGATGAACTTCGGCGCATGACCGAATGGGCCACTCCATCTCGTCGGACTCGTCGGCCCGTTGTCGTAGGCAACAGCGCTGACCGGTGCGGCGTTGGAGGCGGTATTTTCTCCGCTCGCCACAACGGCGTTGTAAACAGCGGTCCGTGACATCTGCCGGGCGGCTGACATCAGCGTTCCGCCCTCTCCCTCCGCGATGTCCCAGACAACGCGAGAGGTCAACACCTGCGGAACGTCGGCAATTACGAAACGGTCCAGGGCGTCGACATAAATCTCCGCCTGCATCGCCAATGCCACCTGTTGAACGGCGTCCCAACGGTCGCTATTTGCGTTCCAGGTGACAACAGCGCACGCGGGATCCCGCGCTCCTGTCGTTGCGTTGACGATTACTGCGTCAGGCAGGGTCTGGCGGATCAGGTACTCGATCGCGTCGACGCACGTTGTATAGCCGCGGGTCGACGTCGGGACCATGAATTTGTCGTCGATGATGTAGCACTCCGACGACTGCCCGGTGAGCGTGACCGGGCCGAACATCGTGTCGCCGGCCGGCTCGTTGATGCGGAACGTTCCCAGCGGAACCATTTCCAAAATGTTCCCCGCGTATCGAATGCCGCGGGAAACCATGAGCTTCTGCCCGTAGACCGCGAGAGGGTCTAGCGCTCCCCACGGAAGTCGCTTCGGGTCGGCCACCGTCAGGGAGAGGGAGCGTCGGACTTTGCTCCCCCGGTCCACCGTGACCGACCCATCCGAGATAGGAAGGTCGGCCACGGTGACGATGCCGTCATACATAGCCCTGACGGACACCGAGATGGAGTGCGACGTCGTCAGGGTCTGGAGGAAGCGCGGTGTTACGGTCTGCATTCCTATCCCCCGTTCACTCCGGTGTAGACGTCAAGCCAGTTGGTCGCGCCGGACGTCAGGACGCCTAGCCAGTCGGGGTTGCCGGTGCGCACCGAATCCCACGTGCGGCTCGCGCTCCCGGTCGCTCCGCCGATGGGACGGTCAACCTCCGTCAGCGGAACGGACCATGCGCGGTCCTGATGGCCGGCGTAGTCGGCAAGGCGTGCAGCCGACACGTCGCCGACCTGCACGTACACGTCGGACTCACCCCACGCGCGCGGCCACCGGATCAGCAGCGTGTTCCCTGTCTCCAGGAGCCACCACATGCTTTCCAACTCTTCCTGTGTCTCCGTGACCAGCGTCAGCGTCCCTGTACGTGAGGTACGCACGTCGGTGATGACGATGGGTCGAGCACGGCCCCGGACGGGGTTGACGCCCTGCCGTGCGGCCCGTGACCAGTCCGGGAGTGTGCCGACGACGGCCGTAGCGTTCCTTGCGGGGAGTCCCGGGTCCACGATCGACACGGACGTGTAGTCCGGTTCGGGCAGGGTGATCGGCTCCGATGCCGCATTTATGTACGTCGATCCGGTCCACAGCTTCATCAGGTACCGGACCGGGACACCTAGCGGCGCCTCGTAGTCTTCGGCCACGGCAGAGTCACCCGTGATGACGGTTTGCGTCAGGTCGCCAGAGGGTCCGCGGACCGGAGTTAGCGTGCCGTCCGCGCCCATGCGCGAGAGACTCCAGTAGGTGTAGCTACTGGTCGTCATCCCCTGCATGGTGATAGCGGTGCCTACTCCCCCGGGGAGCGGGTCCGCCAGGACGTTGATGCCGCCGGGCCCCACGAAGACGTTGTCGACGTGGATTCCGGCGCCGGCGTCAGGCGTGATGAACCGAAGTCCGACCGTCAGGGTCGCAGCGTTCGACGGCGCCACGGAGCTGCCTTGTGGGGCGTACCACCCGGCAAGGGCGCCCATCTTCCAGCGCGAATAGGTGGTTGAGATCGTCGCGCCTGACGCGTCCTGCCACGTGAACAACATGTCAACTATCGGGCCGTCTGCCGCCGCCGGATGGTAGACGTACGGAGCTATCAGGTACGCCTGTCGGGGCGCCACCGGGATCGGGGACTTCATCGAGAGGATGGCGTCGACGGTGCCGTCAGCCACGAATCGAAGAGTTGCAACCCCCTCGTAGGTGGACGGCGGCGTCGACCGAATCAGTGAAGTAGCCCCACTGACGATCTTCCAGCTGGCCACGGAGACTTCAAACGACTGGTCGTTGTAGCCCAGCAGGTTTCCCGGGAGCGTCGGGGACGGTGAAAGCCTCACCTGATCGAAAATCCACGACTGGCCGGCAGCCGTCGCCACCGCCTCCAGCACGACGCGCGCTGACGTTGCGCCAGCGGGCGCCTTGTCAATGACTGCGCATCGGGTCCACGTCGACGCCGCCAGCCCTGTCCACGTCTGCGACGAGGTGCTGATCTGCGTGCCGACGTTGTCGTACCAGCGGATCTGAACGTGCAGCTCACCGGTTACAGGTGGGTAGACCCACGCATACGCCACATGCTCCACCCCTGCCGCCACAGGCACGGAGGCCGTAGTGCCGACACGGAGCAGATCAACGGCCGTCGCGGTTGCCCGCAACGCCCACCAACCCTCGTAGCTCAGTGTCGAGATTCGGTCGACGCTGCAATTCCAGACGCTCTGCCAGCCGCTCGTATCTGCCTCCACCCCCTGCACGTTGTAAGGCAGCAGATTGCCGGGGATGGTAACGGCGGGTCCGAACGTCGCAAGGTCCATGACCACGGACTGAGCGGCGGCAAGGCCGTTCACCGTTACTCGCATCGACGCGTACTTCGCGCCTGCGGGTGCGGTAGTGACCAGGATGGGCGGCGGTTCGGCCCACACCACGGAGTTAGGCAACGCCCCGGGCGCGGAGGTCCAGGATCCCAGAAGGGTTCCGCCCGTCACAGCGGAGTAGTACGACACGGTGACGGTTGCGGTACGGCCAGCAGCTGCGGTTATCAGCCCGAAGTACGCATAGGCGACGTACTCCGTTCCAGCCGTGACCGCTATTCGGCTCGCTGCGTAAGCACTCACAGCGCCTGTGACGGTGGCCTTCAGCTGGAGACTGGCCACGCCGGAGTAGAACCGCGCCGTGGAGCGGGTGGCCGTAGCGTTGGTGTCGGCCACCCACCCGGTTACGTCGGTCTCCATGCTGCTTGTGTTGGCCGGCAGGAGGTTCGTAGTTACGCCCACTGGTCACCCTCTTCCGCTTCGGGCTCGCCACGTCGTGGCATGAGATCCGGAACCGCCGGACGGGCAATGGGGGGCGCCGTGTAAACCGGAGCCTCCCCACCCTGATCAGGAACGGGGTCGGACGTTTCGTCGGGCACTAGACCCACCTTCCTGTGTTGATGGCCGAAGCCGTGGATTCCTCGCGCGCCGTCACTTCCGTGCGCACGATGTCGGTGATCTCGCGGTCCCCGACGTAGACGCGGACGTCGGCGTGAACCGTCGCTGTGCCTCCGCCTCGTCCCGCGCTCGCGCGCAGGGTGTCCCACTGGGATCCGGTGAAAACGGGTTCAGGCTTCCCGGTGCCGTTGGCGACGAGCGAGAGGCCCTCCGGGAGGTACCCTCCGTCGTCGTACCAGTGAGGCGAGCGGCTCAGCCACTTCGAGTAGGCGGCTGCGGGGCTGCCGTAGTCGGGACGGTTCTTGATGTAGCCGAGTCCCCACTTGATCTGAGTGGCGGGGTTCGACGACCAGTCAGCGCCCGCAGCAGCCATCTTGTTTGCGGGAAGCGCCTGCGGGATGCCGTAAGCGCCGGACGACGGATTCTTAGCGTTCCAGCGCCAGCCGCTTTCGCCCTGCCACAGCTTCTTCAGCGGGTTCCACTGGGAGTCGCCCCAGCCGAACTCGCCCAGCATCTGACGGGCTGCGGTCTGAGCCGCTCCAGTGCTTCCACCACTTCCGCCGCCGATCGACGGCTTGAAGCCGTAGACGTCGCGGAACATCGCGCTGTGCGCGCCACGAGCACGGGATCCGACGAGGACGCCGTCCCCGCCGCGCGACTCCACGTTGACGCCCGCGAGCGTGCCGGCCGTGTGGCCGACGCCTGCGTTGGTGACGCCGATCTGGAATGGAGCGTTGAGGTTGCGGACCCAGCCCGACGGGGCACGGCTACCGCTGAACGCACCCGTTGCCCACCGTCGGTGCGGTTTCTCGCCGCGGATGACGGATTCGATGGCGCTCATGAGGCCGGAGCAGTCCCATGAGGGGTTGCCGTTGCCGCCCCACTGATAGGGTTTGCCCGCCTGCGTCTTCGCCCAACTGAGGCCCGCAGCAACGTTTGCGCCTCCTCCGCCGAAGCTGAAGAGACCGGTCACCGCATTCTTCATGTCCGTCAGCATCGTCAGCGGCATCTGTGCCACCGACTTAGCCCACGGATTCGTCAGGATCGGCGCCATGGCGTCAGTGAAAACGCCCTTGGCCGACTGGAAGATCTTGCCCGGGTTCAGGTAGTCAAACGCACCGCCAAGGAACTTACCGGCGTCGCTTGCCTTGTCCTTCATCCAGCCGACGATGCCGCCGTCCGCGAACGCCGGCATGCCGCTGGAGATCGCACGGTGAACGCCACTGATGCCGCCTGAACGGGCGGCAGCGTTCCACGCGTTGATCCGGTCCGCGCCAACTGCGCGCGTCCACTCCGGCCGCATGACTGCCTCGCCGCCACCGACGGCGATGACGCGATCGTCACGGCCCGGGGAATACCCGGACATGATGCCGCCAGTGTGGAAGCCCTTCAGCGACATGGGCTTTAGCTTGTCGGCTCCGGTGACCTTCGCGACCTGGTTCCAGAGAGGAACGATGCCGTTGTTGTAGACGTGGTCGATGACGAAGCGGACCGGCTTCTTTGTGATTTCCTGGAGCTTGTCCCAGTGCTTCTTGATGTCGTCCTTGGACTTCTTGAACGCCTCTGCGACGAGGTCGACGCCTTGCTTGATTCTCTCAAACGGCGGCTTGATCGCCTTGTCCCACAGCCACTTAGCCTTGTCGCCGATCCACCCGAAGACAGGCTTGATAGCCTTGTCCCAAAGCCATTTGGCGACCTTTCCAAGAGCGTCGAACTCCTTCTTCGCTTCGCCGAAGGCCGGCTTGATGCCCTTCTCCCAGACCCACTTAGCCTTGTCGCCGATCCATCCGAAGACAGGCTTGAGGATCTTGTCCCACAGCCACTTAGCCGCGTCGCCGATCGCGCGGAACGCAGGGCCGATCGCCTTCTCCCACAGCCACGCTCCGATCTTGCCGAGTGCCTTGAACGCCAGGTAGGCGGGCAGGAGGAAGAGCGTCACTACTAGCGTGAAGAGGAACTGAGCAGCCTCACCAATGAACTTGAAGGCTGGCTTCAGCGCGTTGTTCCACAGCCACATCGCGACGTCGCCGATGGCCTTCATCGCGGTCCAGATGGCGGAGAACACCGGCTTCAGGACGTTGTCCCACACGAACATGGCCGCAAACTTGATCGCGTCCCAGACGGCAATCACTGCCGTGCGGAACCATGCCCAGTGATTCCATGCGTACATGATTCCGGCTGCCAGCAGTACGAGCGCTGCAATGATGATCGTGATGATCGCGACGACAGGGTTCATCTCGAAGGCGAGATTGGATGCGACGATTGCCGCCGTCCACCCCTGCGTGATCAGCGTCGCCAAAACAACGCCCGCACGATAGGCGACCATGATGACGCCGAATGCTGCGGTTGCCAGGGTCACGGCGCGCGTTGCCGCCCACATCAGCCAGAGGGCTTGAATTGCCTCCGGGCAGTTCGTCGCGATCCAGGCGATACCGTCCAGGAGCGGGCCAAGAACCTCGAACATCGTCTGCGAGAGCGGCGCGATTGCCTTCGACAGGTCAAGCGCGGAACTCAGGACCCTGCCGATGAAATCTGCGAGTCCAGGCGCCGTTTCCTTGACGTATGCGAGGAACTTCTCAAACTGCGGGGAGCCCTTCAGGCTCGTCCCCCACTTCGCGAATCGCGCGGTGATGCGGTCCGACCTCTGTGCGATGCCGTCCATATGCGGGAAGAATGCGTCGATGATACCGGCAATGCCCTTGATGACGTTGCCGAACGCCACGCCGAAGCCTTCAACGGCTGGCTGTACGCTGTCCTTCAGGTCGGCCTTGAAGCCCTTCCAGAACGGCGTCTTCAGCTCCGCCGACGCCTTGTCATACAACGTCTTCACGCCGGCCGCAGCACCGAGGACGAGCGGCGTCAGGCCAGGCAACGACGCCTTCGCTGAATCGACTCCGCGCGTAAAGAGCGGGAGCACCTGAGGCTGCAAGGACTTCTGCCACTGGTCGAACGCCGTCTTCAGCCCGCGCGGGCCGGCGATGGCGTCGAACAGCGCGCGCTGTGGCGCCGTGAGTTTCGCAAGCGCCTTCTGATACTCGTCGGTCTTACTGATGGCCTTCGACGTCGTGTCGATGCCGGAGAGGCGGGCGGACTGAACTCCGCGCTCAGCCGATGCGATGGACTCCGCGGCGGACACCTGAGTGTCTGCTGCGTTCGCCACGGCGCTGGCAAGTGACCGCTGTGCGTCGGCCACGGTCTGCGCTGCGTCGACCTGCGCGCGGGCGGCTGCCTTCTGTGCATCGGCTACGGCCTTCGTCTGGTCCAGGACGTCGCGCTGTGCATCGGCCAGGCGCTGCGTTGCCGTCTTAACGGCATCGGAGCCTTCTACGCCCGCCTTCTTCTGCGCAGCCGCGGACTTCTGCAGCTCCGCGTAACTCTGCTTCTGCTCCTTGGCAGCCTGCTGCGCCTGGTCGAACGCCAGCTGCGCGGCCTCCTTCTGGAGGTCCGTGGCCATGGGGTCGGCCAGTGTGGCGTTCAGATCTAGCTGTGCCTGTTGGACGCGGAGAGTCGCCTCCCGCTGGTCCAGGGCACCGTCAATGAGCTGATCATTGAGTGCCTTCAGCTGCCGGGCAGCGTCAGCGCGAGCCTGCGTCAGATCCTGTTCAGCCTGGCGCGCGGTGCGCTGTGCGTCGGAGAGGGATCGCTCCGCACGTGCCACGGCATCCGCAGCCTGGCGACGCTGGTCAGCGGCACGCTGGACCGCCTGAGCGACTCCACGTTCCGCGGTTTCAACTTGCTGGCTCGCCTGCGCGATGGAGCGTGCGGCGGATCGGTGGGCAGACGATAGCGTCGCCTGCGCGCCAGCCATCTGAAGCGCACGCTGTGACGCCTGTACGGCTGCCTTCGCGCCGTTGTCGGTCGACTTCGTGGCCTCGTCCTGTGCCGCCTTCTGCGCCTGGACTACCTTCACGACGCCAGACACGGCGGGGATAGCTACGAGTGCCATGGCGCCGATGCCTGCGCCGGCAGCTGCCGCCATGGAGACGACCGCACCGAGGCCGGCAGCGATTACCGGGCCAAGCGGGATAGCGGCTGTGATGCCCATCTGGATCGCCAGACCCATGAGAGCGGCCTGCGCACGGCCCGTGTCTATATCTACACGGACATTGACGTCCTTCGCGTCCACAGCGTCGATCTCTGCGCGGATCTCCGCGAGAGCAGCCCGAGCGGCGGCAGTGTCGGCACGGACTGCGATGTTCGGGTGCTGCGCTCCTAGCCTCTTCAGCTCCTCTTCGATGCGCTGCACCTCAGCGCGAGCGGCCATGGCGTCGACGTCCACGCCGATGCGCTTGCCAGCCAGCTGCTCCAGCTTGGCGCGGAGGCGCGCGAGTTCGGCGTCAACGCCTGTGTCACCGAGCCGGATATCCAGCTTCGGCATGGCCTTGAACGCAGCAGTCAGCTTCCGCCGAAGGGAGTTCGCGAAGGCTCCACCAACGTCGTCACCCTGGCGGGCGCCGGCGCGCTGCGCTGCGTTCCCACCACGGTTGACGGCGTCGGGGATGCTGATCACAAGGTGGCGACTGATGGCGTCGCCCATGCGCTCGCCCACGTCCCGCCCAATGCGGTCCGCGGACGGAAGGACAGCGGCCTTCAGTCGGTTGTGGAAATTGGGGGTCAGCGGTACGACGTCGACGCCGACAGAGCCGACGATATCCAGGTCCGCCATTACGCTACGCCTCCTTTGGCTGGTTTCTCAGCCGCGGGTCAAGGGCGCGGCGCTGCTCGTCGGTAAGGCCCTTTCGAGCAGCCGACTTCGGGGGAATTCCCGGACGTGGTGTGGGCGTGAATTCGGGAGGCGTACCGCCGGCAATGGCGATAGCAGCGTTCGTGTTCTGCCGGATCTCATCCCGCAGAATCGCGAGCATGATCTCCACGCCACTCCACGGCGCCTTATCCGGCCGGTACTCCGCGCCGGGTGCCGCCACAGCTCCGGTCTCCTCCGCCTCGTTCCGGAGAGCGGTTTTCGTTGCGGACTCCGGCGGAAGCCGGTTGATGTAGACACGCAGCTTCCGCAGGGAGAGGCGTCCCCGGTAGATGTCCAGGAGGTCCAGCCCGCTGTAGTAGAAGGCTAGATCGCCTTCTAGCGCTTCCGCGTGCTCCGTCGCGACGTGGAGCGTCCAGAAGACTTTCCCGGGGTCTCCCCGGTCGTCTCCATCGCAGCCGCCGTGAACTCGTTGATCGCGTCGAAGGTCGCGTCCAGCTCGATGAAGGTGTCCACGTCATCCGCGTGAAGCACGCCGGCCGCCCACGTGTCGTAGTCGCCGCCCCGGAGGGCGCGGAGGTACGACGGACGCCAGTGGTTCGCAGGCTTGATCCGCAGGTCCACGCCGTCCAGAGGGACGGTCGTGTACTCGTCGGTGGCCTCGTTCTCCTGTGCCTCAGCGGGGGTGATGTCAGTCATGGGCGCGGGTCTCCTATGTCAGTGAATGGCTTGCGCGGGTCGACGTGCAAAAGAGAGCGACGCCCCGGACCCGCGCGGTACAGGGCGTCGCTGGTAGGTGGGGCTATCAGCCCGCTGGGAAGAACGACGAGACGTCAACGCCGCCGTAGTCGATGGAGCGCTGGACGGCCGCGCTGTTCGCGGCACCCTTGTAGAACTTCAGGGTCATCTGAACGCCCATGACGTCAGAGGTCTGCGGCTGCTCGTCGCCTCGCTCGGTGACCTTGCCGTTCGGCATGTACAGGCGCATACGCTTGTCGCCGTCCATGCTGTCGAAGAGGAAGGCGTAGCGCAGGTCCGACGGCTTGTCGGGGAGCGCGTACGTCACGGTCTCCGTGGTCGGCTCCAGCGACGCCACAGGGACGTTGTCATACAGGCTGCGGACGAGAGGGTTCAGGCCCTCCAGGAAGGTCACCTGGACGGACTTCACCGACTTCGTCATCAGGGTGCGGATAGGCTCCAGGGAGCCAGCCGCCTCCACGTCCTTCGACTCCTCTTCGATCTTGAAGAGGCCGCCCTCCGTGGTGACCCAGCCGAGGTTGACCCACGGGGTCGCCGGGTCCGCGAACGCGACAGGCATGGTCGTGTTGATGGCCGCCGCGTAGACGAGGTAGTCAGTTGCGCCGAAAGTGAGATCGGCATTGCGGGTGTCCGCCATGATGCCTCCAGGGCATGCGAAATGCCCGAACGCCGATGGCAATTCGGGTCAGTGGTTTGGGGGTTACGCGGCCCGGAGGCTCACGGTGTAGCTGGCGCCACGTCGATGGACGGATTCGTTCGCCCACGGCTGTCGCGACGGGCCGGAGTCACAGCGGACGGACCGAATCACGGCGCCGTTGACGGGACCGCTCAGGAAGACGAGGGCATCTCGCACGCTGTTAGCTAGGGTGCGGGCCTCGTCAGCCGTTGCGGCGAATACGTCGACTGCGACGCGAGGATGGAGCGAGAATCGCTCGTCTCCCCCACCGATGCGCTCCACGCGGATCACGGGGAGCTGCTCCGCCAGGTCCGCGGGAGTCTCGGAGCAGCCGAAGACGTCGAAGGTCTGCTCTGCCCACGGGGCTAGTACCGCTTCGATGTCAGCCGCCACTGTGTCCCGCCTTCGCAGCGTCTATCGCCTTCTGCAGCGGGGCGTACCGCGGGACGTGTCCGTCGCCGTGCTCCACGCGCCAGGCATGCGGAGCGCGGTTGACGAGTCGGGCACTTGCGCGCCGGCGGGGCTTGCCACGGAAGGGAACGTTCTTGTAGATCGGCAGCACTTCGAAGGAGGCCCGATACAGGCCCGGGTGCCGGTCCTCTTCAGGGTCACCCGTCGGAGAGACTGCCTGCGCCTCCGCCATCATCTTCGTTGCGGCCGACACACACGCGGGCTGCAGCCACGGGCGGGACAGCATGGCGCCGATGCCGGAGTACCGGCCGGTGTACTTCGAGCGGTACGCCATCAGCCAGTCACCTCCTGCAAGGTTGCTTCGACGCGAGCCAGGGACGTCAACGGGAAGATGAGCGGGCGGCCGATAACCTCCCACGTTTCCGTGCCGTCCTCACTGACGATGCGGTCGGAGGGGCGAACGTCGGTGCCAATGGGGGCCGCGAAAACGCGCCGTGTCAGCACGGTGTCGCTCGCCTCATGTGTCTCCGACGAAGAGCCCACGGTCACGCCGTAGGGGCTCATAACGGCGCAGTAGTCGACGCGGGTTCGGACGCGCGGGCCAGGGACGTAGGAGCCGGTGGAATCCCGGACCCGCTCCCCTGGCCGCTCGATGAACCACGTCGCGGACATCAGTCCTGCGATCAGGCTCATGCCTGCCGCCATGGGTACGTAGTGATCCGAACGTCCGGCGGTGCGATGTCCAACATTCCCGCGCCGGCCGACATGCCGACAGCCCGCTTCAGCCGGCGACGCTCGTCGTCAGACAGGATCACGCCTGTCTGCGAGTCGGCGTAGGACTGGAGCATGCCGCCCGCCTGTTCCGACCGGAGCCCTTGCGGGTTGGTCAGAATGCGAGCGGCCACCGCCAGTGCGACGGCGCGAATCCCGCGCTGTGGGGGCTCGGTTACCCGCTCCCCCACCTCACCGAGGATCGCGTCTTCCGTCAGGTCATGCGCCAGCTGCGCGCGCTCGTCGGAGATTGGAGTCCCCAGCAGCGCGCGTAGCTCAGCCGTCGTGAACAGCAGCATCGCCACCGCCTGCCTTACGTCGCGCTGGGGTGCGCTTGGCGACGGTCTTCTTCGCCGGAGCGGGCTCCGTAAGTCGCTTCACGGTGGGCGGCTCGCTCCACGCCTTCGGATTGGTGATGAGCACCTGTGCCCAGTCGGGCACGACGTCGTCAGGGCCGAACGCGTGGGTCTGACCCTTGTCGTCCTTCACGTGGACGTAGGTACGTAGCTTGGCCACGGTCGGCCCTTCTGTGAGTGACTTACGCTGGTCAGGCCAGGACGTCCGCGACGAAGGTCAGGTCAGGAGCCGCCACGACAGGAAGGGCGATGGCGGTCGCGCGGGTCCACACGGTCTGTGGGTCCTCGCTCTTGTAGCCACCGACAGCCACGCCGGCAGCGTCGCCAGCCAGGCCGTACCGCGGGTCGTCAGCCTCCACAGGGACGCCCCACAGGGTCTGACCCACAGCGTCGCCGAACTCCGGCAGGAAGAGGATCTTGTCCACGGGAGTGACTCGCGTCGCGACACCGTTCACGGACACCTGCGCGTCGTAGATGACGACGGGCGGGATGTCGAAGTCGCCGAAGACGTTCGACAGGCCGTCCTTGGTGAGCACGGTGGGCGGGTTGACCGACTGCGCCAGCTTGCAGAGCTGCGCGTTGCGACGCAGGTAGTTGTAGACCGTCCGCGACATCAGGGTGTACGCAGGAAGGTTGCCGTTCGTCGCGTTGTAGACGTCAAGCCACGCCTGGAAGTCGTCATACGGCTTCGAGTTGGCGGTGTCGTTCCACTGCAGGGTGCCCGAAGCGATGGTCACCGAGTGCGCAGCGTTGCGGCCGAAGTCGACACTGGCCTGAACGCCGTTCTCATTCAGGCTCACGCCGGCGTTGAAGAGTGCCTCACCGCGCGCCAGCTCCATACGGGCTTCGATCTGGCGAGCCAGCCGGATGCCGTCGTCCAGCATCGCGTCACGGATCTCAGCGTTCTGAGTGTCCAGGTTCCGGCGCTTGATGCGCTCGTACTCCCCGACGGGGATCTTCCGCGAGATGGGCGGCAGTTCGCCGCTCACGCGCGCGCCACCGGGCCGGACGCCGACGTCAGAGCTGGCGTCGTAGGCGCGGAAGGTCGCAGCCTCAGTCAGGCCACCGCCACCGCGAGTGAAGCGGTAGGACAGGTCGTTGATGGTGCGATTGGGGAGCCAGCGGTCGAGCGTCTGCGCGTTCTCCGGGCGGTCGGCAAGAGCCGCCCGCGCGTACCCGGTCAGTTCCGCCGGGGTCGCGAACTCGTCAATGAGCTGCATAGTTGGTTGTTACCTCTCTCAGACGAAGATGACGCGGGAGGCCAGATCGACCTTGCCGGCGGCGTCGACGGCCACGGGGAGCTTGGACTCCTTGACCGCGCAGTGAACGAGCATGGAGCCGACGGCGCTGGACAGGGTGGCGCCCCGACGGGTCACGACCTCCACACCCGTGAACAGGAAGCCGACGAGGGTCTGACGGCCGTCAACGGCGGTGTCGTCGTATGGGCCGTACTTGCCGCCGGTCGTGATCTTGCCGAGCGGAATGCCGCTCTTGACGTAGCCGTCCGGGTAGTGGGTGCCAGCGGTGAACTTGGTGACGTCGAGCGTCACGCTGAGAGCGATGTCGGTGCCGTGGTCGCCGGCGAGCCAGTCCCGCCGGTCCTGGCTGAACGACTCAGTGATGAGTCCGAGGTTCATGGGTCCTCCTGTGAGGGTCGGTTAGTTCTTGGCGTGGCGCTGTCGGTACAGCTCCGCGCCGGTAGCCGTGGTGCGGGTGCTACCGCCCACGTCGCCCCCACGGTCGCCGCCTGCGCGGGGTGGAGGGGTGCCGAAGCCGGAGGGTGCGAAGTCCTTCAGCAGATCGTCTGCGTCGGTCTCCAGCTCCTCCTTCGTGGAGCCCTGGAGGCGCTTGGCCTGCGCGGGCGTGAGGCCCTTCTCAGCGGCTACAGTGATCCGAAGCGCGTCCGCCCGGGCCTCGTCCCGCTCGCGTTCGGCGGTGAGGCGAGCGGCGTCCGCGGCGTCCTTTTCTGCCTGGAGCCGCTCAGCGTCGGTCAGATCCGCGGCCTTGCGGGCGTTCAGCTCCGTCTCGATCGCGCGCAGGCGCTCCAGCTCCGTGGAGTCCGGCGCCTGTGAGGCGCGCTGCTCGTGCTTGCGGGACTGGAACTTCCAGTACGCGGCCTGATGTTCGGGCGTCATCTCCGCAGTCGGAGTGTTGTCCGGGTAGCCGTGCTCGTTGACGGCCGGCGGAGTCTCTGGCTCAGGCATGGTGGTTTCCCCTGTCGGGAGTCGTCAGCCCGTGGCGGGCGTCAGGTCGGAAGGTGAATGTCGTCAGGGCCCGAGAATCGCTGTCCGCGATATCCGAGGACCGGACCAATCTCGCCGTGATCGTTGGCGATGATGATCTTTCGGTAGTCGACCGCTCGTCCTCCGCGGTCGCTCTTGCCGAGCGCTTCTTCGACTAGGTCGTGGATGCGCTCTAGCTTCTCTTCGTCGATGACCTGGCCCGGATCCTCGTCGGCCGTCACGAGCTTCACGAGGCAGTCACAGCCCGGATGGATTGGCGCCAGGTCGCGCTTCCGGTAGCGCTGCGTGGACGCGATCATGCAGAGAGCACAGTCGTACTCGCCCTGCAGCTCACGGACCGTGTACTGAAAGCGCGGCATGTCGTCGCCGACCTCGCGCACGGTGTGCGTCCGGGCTAGCTGAAGATCGGTCTTCGCAAGCGTCTCCAGGCGATGCGCTCCGCGGTCGATAGCCACGTCCAGCGGCTCACCGTTGGAGAGCGCCCACCACACGTCCTTGAAGGGACGCTCGTAGACGTCCTCCGGGTCAACGTCGCGCAGGGCCTTGCCGGTTACCTTGTCGAAGTCCAGGCCGATTCGCCCGGCGTCAGCGTCGACATCCCGGTAGAGCTGCTCCAGGTAGGTCGCCGTCAGCGACGCCACCTGACGCTGCCCAGCGAGCAGCACGGGGAGCGCAGTTCGCTGGAAACGCTTGACGTCGGGATCGCGGTACGAGCCCAGATCAGTCCAGGCGCGGGCGGTACGTCCAAGGACGCTCGTCCACACGCTGCTGACTGCCGTCCCGTACTGGCGATCAAGCCGCGTTAGGGACATCCGCGCTCCGTCCGATCACAGGCTGATCAGTGGTCGGCTGCTTCGCGTCGCGCTTGGCCTGGAGGGAGGCCGGCTGTGGGTCGGTCGCCGGAGCTGCGTTCAGTGCGTCTGCCGCGCGATCGATCTCCATGCGGTCGATCTGTGCGGGCGTGTAGCCCATGTCCTCCATGCGCTGACGCCACGGAACGCCGGCCGAAGCCTTCTTCACTGCAGCGTCTGCCAGTTCGGAGATGCTGCGGGACTCCGGGTCACGCCAGAGAGTCTCAGCGTCGTATGCGGTCGCGCGCGTCTCGTCGCCCAGCACCTTGAAGGCCAGGCGCATGACGTTCTCCCAGCTCTCACCGAAGGTGCGCTGACGGTCTCGAACCTTCGAGATAAGCCCGGTCTCCGCGGCCTTCAGAGCGTCGCCGGAGACGTTGACCACGGCGCCGATCAGGTAGTGAGGTGGTGTCCGACTGATGGCTGCAAGATCCTGGACGGCAGCCTCCACCGCGCGCACATACGGCACGAGGTCGGTGGCCGCGAACTCACCGAACTTGACGTCCGCGTCGTCGGTAGTCCACAACTTCCGAATGTCCAGTTGGAACGGCTGAATTTTCGCGCCGGTGACGGGGTCCTCGTCGACCTGAAGGCCCGCGGCCCAACGCTGTCGGAACGCACCGTACTTCATGGCTGCAATCAAGTTGATCAGCGAGAGGTTGATGCGGTTCTGGATCGAAAGAACGTCTTCGTGCTCCGCGAAGCCTTCCGGTCTGCGGTTGCGCCGGTTGACGAAGGGGACGAGCGGAACCATGCCCAGCGTGTTCTTGCCGACGCTGTCGTCCGTGCTCGGGAGCGCCAGGGCGTCCCAGCCGCGGAGCGTTGCGGCGTTGCCGGAGAATACCGGCGCCTGTGACTTGGTGGTGAACTGATGGACCTCTGTCGGCGTCCACAGCGTCGCGCGAGTGTCGCCAGTCCAGTCATCGCGCCACAACTTCAGGCCCGCGGCTAGCTTCCGACGGTTGCCCGGCAGATGCTCCACAGCCACCTGACGGGGGGTCTCGTGCGTCAGGACAGGCCGGCCGTCGTCACCCTTCTCCACGAGGACGAAAGCCCGTCGCTGGGAGAGTGCGCCGTAGTGGACGAGGTCAGAGTCCGCATCCATCCCATTTTCTTGCCAAATCCTGTTCGCGTCCTCGTCGGCAGCCTTGGCGGACTTGCCGCCCTTGACCTTTCCGAAGCGGAAGCCGTCGACGCCCATACGCTCCGTCGGGGAGTCGATGACGAGCGACGTCCAGTTAGTCCGTGCGTCGTGCATCCACGCAGCAACTTCGCGCGGGTCGACGCCCGGGACGTATGGAAGGGGCGCCTTTCCTTCGGCGTAGCGACGCAGGGTATCGAGACCGGGCGTCACCTCTCCGTCGCAGTCGGGGCGCGAGTCGTCACGCTCGTCCAGCAATTTCTTGCCCAGGCGCTGAAGCCACCATCCCGGAGACTCCACCCTCGTTGCATCGATAGGCACTTACGAACCTCCTTAGAAAGCGACCAAGCGGCCAGACTTCTTCTTACGCTTCGTGATTCCTGCAGCAACGGCGTCAGCGCGGCACTCGTAGGCGAGTACGGCGGACATGGCGGCGTCGATCTTCTTCGGACTCTTGGCGTGCTCCTTACCGATGCCGATGTGGTTTCGGCCCATGGGGCGGCGCTTGGCGTTCAGTACGTGGCGAGAGAGCGTGGCTCCCAGCGCGGAAAACGAGGCATCTTCGCCTTTCTCGGTGCCGGCGAAGCTGAGCGCCTTGTCGTCGGTCGCCTCCACGAAGCGATTCAGCGCCATCTCCATAGCCGTTGGGCGGTTGGTCCACCACTCCAGCGGGCGGGCCTGTGTGGCGCGCACGGAGAGGTTCTCGCCGAAGTCCGCGGTCCAGCGGTCCACGTAGTCCTGCCAGTGCGGCGGGTCGCAGTAGAAGCCGCAGACCTCGTAGCGATCGAAGGCGCGGGAGACCGCAGCGTCCACGGCTTCGCGGTCCACCTGCCAGCCTTCGCCTTCGGGGCCTTCAGGCTTCTCCCAGACACCGAGCAACTGAAGGTGTCCGTCGGAGACGCGGCAGGCTGTGAGCGCCGTAGCGTCGTCGCGGATGGATCCGTCGAAGCCCAGCGTGACGAGTTCGCCGGCCGCTATCTCTTCGGCTCGTCGGCACAGCTCCCACGCGTCGGGGTTCATCCATGCGTCGGAGGAGGACGTCCGGGAGTTGAGGAAGTAGCGCTTGCCGTCGGCGGAGTCGTTACGGAGGTCGTAGAAGTCGTCAACGAGGGTGTCAATGTCCATCCACTCCATGGCGTCGCCGTAGGCGTCCATGAGAGCGGCGCGGAGTTCATCCTCGTTCTTGAGATCCTTGCAAACGCCGTAACGGTGGTCGTACATCAACCTGGCACGGCCACGCTTTTTACGACCCTCACGGATCGCTTCGGCCTCTTCATAGGTGCGCTCTGCGACGCTGTCTTGCCCGGGGGCGAACATGGTCGTCGTCTCCAGGTACCACGTGCCCGCGCCACGCTTCCTCTTGCGGAGGTTACGGGTCACCGTCGCGTACATGCGGCGCAGCTCAGGAGTGTTGTAGAGGTGGGTTTCGTCGAAACAAACCCACGTCTCTTTACCGCCGTCCTTCGAGGAGGACGATGCGGTTGACGGCGTGATCTCTCCGCCGTCGGGAAGGTTGATCTTCGTCAGGCCCGGGTCCACGCCCGGGACGCTGCTGAGTAGCGACGCCTCGTCGGTCAGGTTGAAGTAGATGGTGTCGTAGACGTTGCCGGTCTGGCCTTCCTCCGTCGCCATGATGCGGAGGTAGGGGACGCGGACCGGGCGGCCCATGGGCTCGCCAGCCTCGTAGACGTACTCGAAGCCCAGCCCCCACGGGTCGCGGTAGACCTCACCGCCTTCAGCCCAGCCGTTGAAGCGGGCTGGCCCGAAGGCTTCGAAGAGGCCAATACGCGCGCCCAGCCCGGACTTGTCGCAGCCCTTTGGGCGGCTGAAGAACGCGGAGTCGTAGAGGAGTTTGCCCTCGTCGTCATCGACCGCGTAGCAGTCCACAACGAAGCCGGTGTATTCGTCTCGATGCCGTACAGGCTCACCCTGGACGTCGCCAGGGCCGTGTACGACGAAGTACTCCATCCATGCGACCGCCATCCACCCGAGAGAGCGGGAGCGGTCGTGACCGGGGGCGCGCACAAGAGCGCGCGGCATCCGGTCTCCTAACCTGTGAGTCGGGCTCGCCGACTGGTGATGTCTGAGACGTTCCCGGCGCTCTGTACGGGTGCATGACGGCCTGCCATGGGGTCATCGACCTTCAGCTTCAGGCGGGCCCGGTCCTCCGGCGTGGCGCCATATTTGGCGGCCCGGAGGCGTACCTCAGAGGCGAACTCCCAACGGCCCTTCGTCCACATGACGTGGTGAAGGAGCGCGGTGTCCAGGAGAAAATCCCAGTCGGTGTCGATGAAGGTCTGTGCCTGCGGCGACTCGCGCCAGGTCTGCCACCACTGAAGCGTTCGCGGGTGCCAGTCAGCGTCGTCGGGGAGAATGCCAGTAGGCAACTCCGGACCGCGAAGCTCATCGTCGGGAACTACCACGGTGCTCGGATCTACCGAGCCCGGACGTCGCAGCTTGGATGGGTCTTTTGGGGCCCTGCCTCTGCCGGCCATCAGTCCTCCAGGTATCAGCGGCAGTTGCCGCCCATGCCGGGAGCTACTGCGTCAGCTTGGTCACCACCGCGGAGATATCCGCGAGGATCGACGGGGAAGAGCCATGTCGGCGTCCCGTCATAGTGATGTACCGGCCGGTGGAATAGATCTCTACGGCCGTACCCTCGGGGCGTCGGATGCGCCGTCCATGTCGGACGTCAGCGCGGCCCCAGATGTGCAGGCCATCGCCGGACGGGGACACCTCTACGTAGGTGGCGCCCGCGTCGCGGAGAATGGCTGCGGCCCACGGGGCAAGACGCCCTGTGAGCAGGTTCAAGCAGTGGTCCAGGTCCAGACAGACCACGTCATCGACGTCGGAGAGGACGAAGCCCAGACCGACGCCGGCCACGGCTTCCGTGGCGTTCTTGTAGGTGCTCCACGTGCGCGCGTTCGTCGACGAGGCAGCCATGCCGGTTGTCGTCAACGGTCGCTTGTCCGCGGCTCGTCGGACCCACCTGTCGCAGGTCGTCAGTTCTACGGGGAAGACGCGCTTCTTATCCGCGCGGTGCGAAGCCACACGGCAACGGGTGGAGCAGAAGCGTGCTCGGTGCGAGTGTCGCGCTCCAAGATGCTCCGGGCACCACTCGCAGGTTCGTGTGTTCATGGGCTCCATCTTACGGGGCATGTAACGGTAATACCAGCCTTGAGCTGGGGATATCCATATGTGTTCAATGGCCGGCGAGTAACGGTAGACCGCCTCCCGCGCCTCTCAGATGCCCCCAGGAGGCTCTGTGCGGGCGCCTGACGGCCTCCCAGCCGCGCCGGCATGAGCGTTACATTAGAAGTCCCAGAGTCATTCAGACAGGCGACACCAGCACCTTTACGGCCCGGAAGACCCCTCGGTGGGGGTGCCCCGGGTGGGGTAGCTCACGCTGCCACGTCCGCCGGCCGGTCGCCCTTGATCAGGTTGCAGCGCAGATGAGCAGCCTTGACGTTGCTCAGCGTGTGGCCTCCGCCCTTCGCCAGGGCAACCACGTGGTCGACACTCGGGCTGTCTGGAGCTGGCCACGAAGCCTCGCGGTTGATCGGCTCATCACACAGCCAACAGTTCCATCCGTCGCACTCGTAGACGTCAGAGGCACGGAACACCTCACTCGGGTCCGCCTGATCCCTCTCCATCTGCCGGCGCTCTGCCCGGTACCTAGCCAGGCGCCCATCCTCCTCACGACGTGCGTTGTACGCACGCATGGAGCATGTGTCAGTGCAGTACATGCGCGTACGCAGGCCAGGGTGGAACACCACGTCACACGTGGGGCACTGGCGTGCGCGCTCCAGTAGTGCCGCTATGTGCCGCGCCTTAGCTGCAGCCTGCCACTGCCCCATGCGGCCGTCCTGCGCAGCACGAGTGCTACACGCAAGGGCTTTGCACGTACCAGTGCAGTACGTGGGTAGCGGCCCGTTCGGGCGCGCCATGAAGGACACCTGGCACTGGGGGCAAGTGATGGGCTTGGATCGATCTACGGTGCGAGGGGTGGCCATATCTGCTCCCGGGCATGGCGAAGGGCCCCAACACCGGGAGATGTCAGGGCCCTTCTGTCCGCGGGGATCAGCCGCGGATGTCTATGGGGTTGCGCTACTCAGCTGCGAAGCCGATTGGCTTGCGGTCCGTGCGAACGTCGTCGCCCTTGATCTCCACCGAAGCGGGCATCAGAACGAGCGTCACCGTGGTCACCTCGTCGTCGCCCATCGCGACCTTCGGAACCTTCGCCAGACGCCCAACGTCAACGCCGTTTACACGGACGTTCGTCGGAATGACCGGGGCTCCGGGCTCGTGGCCCGATTCGACGATCTCCACTCGCGCGCCGGCGACGCTCATCCGTCCTCCAGGGCGGGGTGTGTGGGCTTCGGACGGTGGACGCTTACGCGGGCTCCTGCGGCTGCTGTGCCGCCCTCCGAAGAGGACTTTTGGGCGTGATGCCAGCGGCACAAAAGCTGCAAGTTGTCGTCGTCCTCCGACCCGCCAAGCGAGTGCGGGACGATGTGGTCGACGTCGGTGCCGGGCAGCTCGCAACGTCGGCCGTCGCTGTAGAGCGCCGTACAGACGCCTCCGTCACGCCGGATGATGCGACGTCGCGTGCGCTCCCAGCCCTTCGGCAGCGTCTGCCGCCGGTTCGACCCGCTCCACGCCATATCGCCACCTCCGTCAGGCTTGTGTTCTACGCTGTCGCTCATTCGCGGCCAGGGGAGGCCGTCAAGATTCGGGGGTAGTCGTGGAGTTCAAGCTCTTCGGGAAGCACATCGCCGGCACACCGTTGGAGCCGAAGCCGCTCCAGCCGGATCGGTACGCGCTCATGGCGTACAAGAAAGGGCTGACCGTGTACACGAAGTCACTGCCGGCGGGGATCCTGAAACACGACGTCGCCATCTCGCGCATCGAGCTTGCGGGATGGAAGCTCCAGCAGCGCGAGGAAGTTCAACGCGGATCCGGGCCTCGCGTCGTCCTGACGTTCAGGCGGACGGGGCCGTAACGCGCGTTCTCGTCCTCGCCCCACTCGCGTCGCCAGGCTGCGCGTTCAATCCGGCGCATGGCGCCTACGCGGTGCTTCGGTCGCGGATTGTGGGAGCGTCGACAGCGTGGAGAACATCCGGAGCCGGCAAACCCTGCCGCACCGAGCATGCGGGCCATGCGACCTCCTGAAATAGCTCAGCCCCACTGACAGGTGAGTTGTCGTCCTCCGTCAGTGGGGCCGGTCTGTGGGCTACTTGATGCCGTCACGGTCGTCGCGATGGACGATCTTGACTGCCTTCGCCTGCGCCCCCGTGATACTCAGGAACGTAGCGGCTGTGCGGTTCGCTGCCACCGTCCGCCCGCACTGGTCGTAGACGATGCTCTGGCGGCTCGGTACGGCATCCTGGACGTAGGCGTGTCGCCCCGTCAGGGAGCAGCCTTGGTATCGAACTCCGCCGGGGTTGATATAGCGGTGCGGGGCAAACGTCGGTGCCGCGGAGAAGCCCTGGAACGACCAGGCGTCGTCCATGCAGCCGATGAACTGGATCATGCCCTTCCAGGCAGAGTCGATCACCATGTTCGCCGCATCCCGCGGCTCGAAGCGGACTCCGGTCACCGTGAGGTTCTGCACGGAGTCGAAGTGCGAGCCGGCGGGGAAGTTGAAGAACCGCGACGGCTTACCGTCGGGTCGCTTGCCGGTGAAGATCCATGAGCCGCCACTGACGACGATCGAGCCGCCCTTGTCGAAGCGGAGGACGTCGCCGCACGTGGGCTCCATCTTGCAGTCACGGAAGCTGTAGTTCAGGAACTGATCCTGTTGCGGGAACTTCGGGCTCATCCCCGACCAGAACCACGCCGTCTCGTAGGAGCCGGTCACGGTGCAGCGGTCGAACACGAATTCGCTGTTGCAGTTCGACGTCACGGGACCGTCAAGTCCGATGCCGTATGCCCACGTTCCGCGCCACTCACAGCGCGTCCATGTCCAGTCCTGGCAGGCGCCCGTGGACGTCGACAGGAGGTACGACGCAGCCTTGTTGGTGGAGCGGAAGCTGACGTTCTCCCACGTGACGCCCATCCAGCGATCAGCGTTGATCAGCAGAGGCTTAGCGGCCGTCATGACAATCTCGCTGGACCGCTTCCCGATACCGCGGATCGTCAGCCCCTGCGCGCGACCAGCGGCTGGCAGGAGGATCGTGTCTGACACCGTGTAGACGTCAGACAGGAGCACGGTCACGGTGGCTACCGGGACGCTTCCGCCCTTGTCTGCGGTGAGACGCTTGTTGACGTCAGCGAACATCGCCTGGAACGCCTTCGTGGCGTCCTCCCCGTGGACGGCTCCGTAAGCCTCCGGACGGACGATGGTGGGGTCTGCGGTCGATGGGGGCGCAGGAGCGGCCTGGAGCGCCGTTACAGCGTCCTCCAGTGCCTTCGCGCGAGTGGCTAGCGCGTCAGTGTCTTGCGTACTGGCTACCTCTACCGGCATGTGCGACTCCAGGGTTGGGAGCGGCACGAGCGGGGGCCGCTCAGTGGTTGGTCTGTGGTCGGGGTAGTCAGATTTGAACTGACGGCCTTCCGCTCCCAAAGCGGACGCGCTACCAAGCTGCGCCATACCCCGGTGTCGTCGGCAGCGAAGGAATCGAACCTCCGTCTCCGGACCATTGCCCGGTGATCTCACCACTAGCAGTCAATCCCGCAGGCGAGTGCCTAGGTCAACCCTGCGACGAGATGCGTAGCTGTACGTTCCCGTTGCCGGGCCCGCCATTGATCTAGCTGCCGAAGTGGTCCCAGGAGGATTTGAACCTCCGCCCTCCGCATCCGTAGTACGGCGCTCTATCCAGACTGAGCTACGGGACCGTGTCGTCGTGCCACTCCTTCGCCTTCCCCGGGTAACCCGGTCGCGCAAGGCAACGACGATTCTGGGGGAGGAGGATTTTCCTGCCGCAGCAGCCCCTTACCGTTGCCGTGGCGTCCCCACCGACCCACGGTCAGCCAGGGCGCCATGTCGCAGGCCCTGACGAATCCCACCGCACGGCTCCCGGTCTGCCCCAGGTCACCACGCGGCCGTACCCAAAAACGTCAGAGGCTCGCTTCGGGAGTTCCCGGAGTGCATGACGTCGGCCTGACGCAGTTGCCCGCGTCAGGGTGGTTCATCCCGCCCCGACGCATACGAGGACTCACACGGAGCGGGAAGTTTGAACGGCCGGAGCGCTCAACCGCGCTCTACCGGAGGAGAGTGCGGGAGCACGGGAGCGCTGCCGGCCGTCGGAGGGAGAGGACGCCGCGCCATTCGCCGGCGTCGCTGTTCCTCCCTCTACCTCTGTTATGGGGCGCAAATCGCGATATGTGATGCGGCGTTATCACACCGTTACCAAAAAGATCTCCGCCTCCCCCCCTCGCGGACAGTCTGGCCAAAAATCCAAACTAGACCCCTATTTTCATTTCTCTCTAACGCGCGTAGTAAGAAGTGAAAATAAGGATCTAGTCTGTCCTTTTGGCCAATCTGGCATGCAGTCGGCTACGTAGCGTGATAGCTCACCCTGCGGCTCGCCACTCACTGTAGTTATCCACAGGCGCCTGTGGATGGCGGAGGCTTCGGGCGACGTCGACGAGGGCGGCGGAGGCGGTCGACGAGGCGCCGTCCAGCGTCACCAGCTCGTCACCTCACAGGCTCTCTTGGTAGGCCACGTCGTCCAGCGCGTCCTGCTCCGGGTCGACATGCGTCCCAATTTCGAACGTCAACCGCTCCTCCGCGGGTGCTCTCCAGCGCTCCGGGGGATGCACAGTAATCCGCGCCCCCGCCTCGTGGAGCATCTGACGCCGCGCCAGAGGGTCGCGCTTGGCACGCCAGTCGTCGGCCCACGTTGTGTCCAGTTCGACGATCTCCTCCCGGGCCGGCTTCACCGGTTCTGCCTGGAGTGCCTCCAGACGGTCGGAGCGCGCCTGCAGCTGTGCCATGACGCCGTCAGCGGCCGGCCCACGGAGCTGCGCCAGTCGCGCGGACAGCTCCTCCACGTCGGCCGTCAGGTCGGCGATCTCAGCGCGGTTGTCGACGCCAGCGACGCGGATGACCTGCGTGCGACGGAAGGGCCCCATGTGCGCGAGGAATTGCTCTTCCGCGAACTTCAGGACCGGTTCCGCGTAGATGGCCTGAGCGCCCACACCCTGTGCGTGTGCCTTGCCGAGACACTTGAAGATTTCCCGCTTCACACCCGTCGGCGTGGCCTTCGCTCCCCGTCCGCCCCGTCGCTCCTTGTACCAACTGATGTACATGTTCGCCTCGCAGATGCCGCACACGAGGACTCCCAGCAACGGGTGACCGTCGCTCCGACGAGGTGCGCTCGGTTCTTGCGAGAGACGATTCAGGGCCTCTTGGAGTTGATGCCACGTGTCGTCGTCAATAAGCGGCTCCCCCTGCAGTACGGGCGCGCCGGATTCATTCCGGACCACGGTGCCGTCTTTCTTGACGAGGTGACCGCGCATGACGGGAGAGAGCAGCATGTCGCGAACGACGGTCAGCTGCCACGTGCTTTCTGGGTCGATGTCCCGCGGAGGCGTGGCGAGCAACGCCCGATGATTCTTCGGGGTGATGGCGAGCATCTCCTCCAGCCACCGGAGGATTTCGCTGTAGTTCCGGCCAGCAATGGCGCGAGCCACCATTCCGCGACGGATATCCGCCGTTGACCGGTTGGGGTGCTTGGCGTCGGTGTGCTCGAATAGCCACCACCCCTCGTTCTGGTCGGGGAACATCTGCCGCCCCGGCTTGTAGCCGTATGGCACGACTCCCCCGGGCCACCGTCCCATTGACTGCAGGTGTGCGGCGGCCCCCTGGTTCCGCTCCATGATGGTCTGGCCTTCAAGTTGAGCGGCGAAGGCGAGAATCAGCATGATGAGTTCGGACATGGGAGAGCTGAAGTCCAGCTCCAGTTTGTCGCCGCCAGGTCCGGACGCGAATACCAATCGCTTCCCGTGCTTTTTGGCGTACCGTCCCAGATCCGCCATGTCGGCCATGGAGCGGACAGCGCGGTCCATTCGCTGCCAGATCATCACGTCCCATTCGTCGGGACGGTCCAGCCAGTAGGAGAGTTCCTCGCGCTCCCACGGAGTCGTCTTCAGTGCCGAGACGTCAAGGTCTCGCGCCCATCCGATGAACTCCCCACCCATGCGGCTGCCCGTGGTGGTTACGGTGGCTTCCTGGACCTCTGGCGACGTCGATGCGTCGGTGTAGCGGCTGATCCGTAGCGCCCCAACGATGCGGAGTCGGGCGTCGGTTGCCTGTGCGCGCCTAGGCGCGGATGGAGTCATGCGTCACATGATAGACACCTCACCTGGCGTGCGCCAACCTCACCGACCTTCATGTCACCGGAAAGTGTGTCCGCCCACGTCAAAGCCCCGCCCTCCCTTGGGGTTAGTAGGGAGAGCGGGGCTAGCGGACGGACAGGGACCGTGCCGACCTCACATCGAGCGTGACCCCTGCCGCCCACCGCGCGCCGGGGGTGACGCCCCTGACGCGCGGGTCTATGGGAGAGCCGGAGTCTGGTCAGAGAGCTGGTGCTCGCTGCTCGTCCGTTTTCCGGTGCTCGTTAATCTCCTTAGCGAACTGCGCGGCCAGAACGTCACAGGCTGTCGGAGACGCTGGCTCCGTGGCGGCGATCCAGTGGCGGAGTAACGCCCCGCAGACGTCACACCCGGGGTACGGCTGCGGCACGGGGGACTTCCGCGAGCCAGTATCGCGGCCGGCGTGTAGCTGGCTAGAGTTCTGCATGTCGTCGCTCCTTCGTAGCGTCGTCCATGCCCCCGGACCGGTCGCACGGTCGCGGGGGTCCTTCCGTGTAGCAGCAGCATCCTATAGAACACTGCCGACGTCTATCGCTCGCACTGATGTGTCATGATCGTCTACGGTCCCTCACGTGATCGAGCTAGACGAGACGCGGCCCAAATGGCGACAGGTCGCCGACATCATCAGGGCACGCATTGCCGACGGCACTTATCCGGCTGGCTCGCGCGTCCCCTCCGTCGTCCAGCTCACCGAAGAGTTTGGTATCGCAGCTGTCACGGCGCAGAAAGTCATGCGCGCGTTGCGGGAGGAAGGCACCATTCGCACCGAAGTGGGGATGGGGTCCTACGTCACCGGCCACGGAACGACGGAGCCCCGACCGAATTCACGGTAGGGGCTCCTCTGCTCAGTTCCTCGTCGGCGTTACCGGTCCCAATGCCGGTCATCCGATTCGCCCGGAAGTTCGCCGTGCCCCTCAGACCAGTGATTTACCCAGCCACACAGCGCACATGAGTACCGCCCATCGATGCCGTGCACTTCGGTGCCGCACTGCCGGCAATCCGTGCGCGTGATCTCGTTGCCTGTTATGGCAACGGCCGGGGATTCAGGTACGGGGCGCGGGCTCATGGTGCAAATGTACCGTCGTCGGCGCCGGGGCGAACCCCGATTGCCAGCCGCAGTTTCCGCACAGCCAGCCACCCGTAGGGCTCTGCTGCGTCGATGCGCCACAGTTCGGACAACCCATCGCGATCACTCCTCTTCGTCGATGCCTGTGCCCACTATCTGACGGCGCATCGGACGTTTCTACGTACACAGGGCAGACGGATAGGCCGCGCAGGGACTATCGTCCTAGAAGGCCCAAACGTCCCTAGGGGGAGCCTTGAACGTCGTGCTTCGCGATGCTATGGCTAGCGCGAATATGACCGCGGGACGTCTCGCCCGTACAGTCGGGGTGAGTACCAAGACTGTGGAGCGATGGCTCTCCGATCCCGTCCGCGTCCCCCATCCCGGGGCGCGACAGGACGTGTCGGACGCGTTGGGGGTAGAAGCAGCAATGTTGTGGCCGCGCGCTGTACGGAGCGCCGTCAAGATCGGACCGGAGCGGGAGATCGTCTCCGCCTACCCGTACCGTAACGCGTGCCCGACGTCGGTATGGGGGCGGCTGATTGACGCCTCGTCGACGAGCATCACGTTCGCTGGCTACACCAATTATTTTTTGTGGCAAGAGCAGAGCCGTCTAGCCGACCGCTTGAAGGCGAAGGCGTCGGCCGGCTGCTCCGTGCGGTTCCTCGTCGGCGATCCCGCGTCCGACGTCACGCGCCGGCGCGAAGAGGTCGAAGGCGTGCCGCTCACGGTCGGCACGCGTATCCGGATCACCCTGGACGCGTTGCAGCGGATGGGCGACGTACCGGGCGTCGAAGCGCGGTTCTCGGACGACCACATCGCTCTCAGCGTCTTCATGTTCGATGACGAGATGTTGGTGACACCGCACCTGTCGTCGCTGCTCGGTCATGAGTCGCCCATGCTGCATCTGCGGAGGCTGGGGGATGACGGCTTGTACGATCGTTTCGCCGGCCACGTAGCGGCACTGTGGGAGCACGGGCGTCCCGTCAACGGCTGACCCTGGAAACGCAAAGAGCCCCCGCCGCGTGATGCGACGAGGGCTTTCGGGCGGTGCTCAGTCTTCGGGTCGACCTTCCATCCACGGACATCCGTTGGGCTGCTCAGCGTGGAGGTACCAGGCCGCGTACCGCTGGTCTCGAAACACAAGGCTCCTGGTGGGCGCCCACGGTTGCCCGTCGTTCTCATGGCGCGGCTTCCATTCAACTGCAACCCGCTCACGGGTGCGGATCACCGCTCCCTTCTCGACGGCTGCCAGCAACAGCTTGTCTGTCCAGCTCATTTGCCCTCCGCTTCGTCCGCGGCGCGCAGGAGCGATGCCGTCATCCCACGAGCCTGCTCCGGAGTCAGCGGCTCCGGCTGCCCCGCGTTTATGTTGGCGCCGACGTACACATCGCCGGCGGTCCAGTTCTTCAGTCCGGTGAATACGACGAACAAGCCGTCGCCGTGTCGTCCGTCGATCTTTTCGTGCATCGTCTCTCCTTAATCCTGCGGTCGACAGCAGCGCTCCGGGTCGTAGCACTCATCCGCAGGGTGCCAGTCTCCACGGCAGCCGCACGGGCAACCACCGATCAGTCCGCGCGCGATCAGCCGGCGTGCTTTGGCCATGAAGAGGTTGTCCGGGACGTGGCCGATGGCGCTCTCCAGCTCCGCCGCAACGTCCCACCGCATCCGCCAGCGTGCGGACGAGAGGGCGGGAGCGTTGCGGACAGCGGTCACGAAGACATCGTCCGGGATGTCCTTGCACTGCATGATCTCTCCTCACACGCCCACGGGGCGACGGGCCTTGACACTCTGGCACTCCCGGAGGTCGACGAGCACGCTGTTCGCGCCCTGGCCCGGGTAGCTCGTGATCTTTCCTTGCGCCTTCCAGCCGCGGACCGTCTCCGGGGCGACGTCCAGGGCGTCAGCAGCCTCCCCGTAGGTCACGAGGACGCGCTCCTCCGGCTCTTCTGCGACCGGTGTGGGGTCTTCCTGCTCCGGCTCCGGGATAGACGCTCCAGCGGGCTCCTGCGGCTCCTGTGCGGGCGTCTTGCGCTCGTCGACCGCCGGCAGCTCTGGCGTCTCCAGGTCCGACGGAGGGTCGATGTGGAGGACGTGGGCCGCAACGAGCGGCGGAACGGCCGACACAACGACGATGACCCACAGCGTTGGGCCGAACACGTCGGCGGTGATGACGTGTTCCGTGATCTGCGCGGCCGTTGCCATGAGCAACGCTACGAGAGCGCCTCCCGTTGCGTTGCGAGAACGACGTTTGGCCTCCGCCTCCCGCGGTGTTCCGGCCGCAACGCGAGCCGCCTCCTTCTGCGCCTTCGCAACACTCGCGCCGATCGCGGCGTAGAGACTCATCACGGCCGGCATGAGCCACGCAACGCGGGCGTCCCAGCCGGCCATCTCTGCCAACGCGTACTCCCCCGGGGCGGAGAGCGCCAGGGCGGCGTAGAGAACGGCAGACTGTCCGTACCTGCGTGCCAATCTGACGTGCGCGGGGGTCTTTGGCATGGCTCCTCAGTTCGTATGTATGGCGTGCGTTGGGTGTAAGTGGAGCCCCCGTCACCTCAATTGGCGGGGGCTCCGTGGGCGGCCTGGTCAGGCGAAGTAGGCGAACGGGCTGACGCCGTTGCCGTTGTCGTCGACGTCGATCAGCCACTCGTCGAACAGGTCGTCACCGATTCGCCGGTTCAGCTCGTCCATAATCCAGCCGCGAACGACTGCGAGCTCCGACGTTGCGGGCTTACCTTCGGTTCCCATCCATGCGAGGCACAGGGCTTCGTTGCTGAGCTTGGTGGACATTGCCGCGACCTTGGCTGCTGCCTGCTCTCGGATGGAGGCGTTCATTTGGTTCTCCTTCGTCAGTCCCTTGCGTTGCCCCAACTATCGCACACTTATGTCGCGCAACACAACCCCTGCCGGCGAACCTCCGTGAATCGCTTCACGGAGCACGGCCACGAGCGACCCGCCCGGCAGCGTCACGACGTGCCCGCCGCGGACCCTCGTCCAGCTGTGCCCGCGCTTCACGGCCTGGCGGAGGAAGTGGCGCGGTGCCACGTCGTCGACGACCGCGGAGGCTCCGCTCTCGAACGTCACGCGGTAGCGCACTGCGACACCTGCGCCCTCGTCACGGTGATGAAGCGGTCCGCGGGGATTACCGCATCCCCTCCGCCCACAAAGCTGATGTGCACGTGGTTGCGAAGCGCCGTGGGCCAGGTGCTGTGTGTCGCCGTCCGCTCGTGTCCGTGGAGGGTGAAGACGTCGCCGGCGCGGATCTCGCGGGCGGTGACGGTCAGGGTGACGTAGGCGGGGTCGGCGCACATGATGACGCCCTTCGCGAGAGCCTTACGGCTGGTCGCGACGACTACGGGGCGCTCTTCGTCGACGACAGGAGCGACCTCCGCGGTGGGCTCCTCCGGGGCGACATCCGCGCGCTGCGAGACACACCAGTGGTGGCCGCACTCGCCGCCGATCTCCTTTGCGTGACCCTCGTCGCACAGGTCGAAGGTGCCGGGGGCGTACCACTCGTCACCCATGCGACCGCTACTGACGCCTACCTCGTCGGCGAAGTCGATGGAGCCGCGGAGCCAGCTCAGCGCTGCATCCTCGTCGCCCAGGTGCTTCCCCATGTCGGTGCCGTTCAGAGTCACTCGGGTGTAGCCGAAGTCGGCGCCACGAGCCTTGACGACCTTCAGCTTGCGGCCCTTGTAGGTCTCGGTCTTCATGGTCTCTCCTTCGTCAGTCCCTTGCGATGCACTGACTATCGCACAGTTCTGTCGCGCAACACAACCTCTGTCGACACATCAGCGTGAATCGCTTTACGCAGCTATCCCGGCGCGGACGGATGACCACGCGCGTCCAGTCCGAATCTGGCTTACGAGAGACGTCGACACCCCGAACACTGCCGCGATGTCCTTGTTGGCCATCCCCTTGGCTATGAGATCTCGTATCGAGAGAACCTCCACCGCTGTCAACTTTGCTGCGGGGTTGCGCTCTCCCTGGTTACTCGTCCCATGCTCCACACGGTGACGCTGGTTCTCCTTCGCAGTGACCCACCGAAGGTTGTCCGCATGGTTGTCCAGGTGGTTCCCGTTCAGGTGACCCACTTCGTGATCGTCCGACGGGGCGGCGCCGTGGAATGCCTGGCATACGAGCCGGTGAATGTACGCGTACTTGGTGGGGGTGAGACCTTCAGTACCTGGTATCGGTTCGCCATTGGTCCGACGCGTCCGGTTGGTCAAGGACACCATGTGTCGCCCTTGCCGGCCTGACTTCTTCGGCACTAGCACCGTCCCGCACTTCCCCATGACCTGCCCGTCGCTGCTCACCGCGTATCCGGGGAATCCGTCAACGTTCCGCCACTCAACGTCGGCCATCAGACGCGCTCCCCCAGCGAGAATCCGGTACCTGACCCAACGCACGTCTGAAGGACGATGTCCGCCTTACCGAAGTCGGGGATCGCTCCTCCCTGCCGGTTGACGGTCAGGTGTCCGTAGATCCTGTAGGTGCCAGCAAGCGGGCCGTGAATGACTCGCACTAGGCGCCTGACTGGCACTCTGGCAAGCCAGCTGTAACCCATGTAGTTGTGACCCGCGAGGATCCGGCCGGCGTACATCGTCAGCGCCCCGGCGTCGATGCACTCCTGAGCGTGCCCAGTGCAGTCGCGGTAGAAGGAGATCCGGATGTCCGCCGGCGGCTTTGCGATCGGGCGGCGCTTCGTCGGTGTCGTCGACGGGGTGGCGATGTGCTCCACCGTCAGCGCCTTGCGCTCCCCGTGCCGGCTCGTGTTCGTCGACGAGCGGGGCTCCGGGGTCGGGTAGTAGGGCTCGATGCCCTCCGACGTCCGGCTGAAGTACGGTGCCGGCGCCATGTCCTCCCCCGCACTGTGCGGCTGCGCGAGAACGGCCGCCAGGGCAAGCGCGGTTGCGGCGCCGACGGTGACAGCTGCAGCGCGGAACGGGGTACGGGAGGGGCGGCCAGTGTGGGCCAGGTGCTCCACGCCTCCTCCGAACTCCCGCGCAAAGCGGAAGCCGTCCCGGACAGTCAACTCCGACAACCGTCGCTCCGCCTCGTCGCCGATCAGCCACTCCGCGCCGATGACTTCCTTCTCCGGCGTGAAGCGGTAGGTCTCGAAGTGCACCCTGGCTCCGTCGCGGGTGGCGCGGACGCGGGTGCCGTCGCTCAGCTTGTAGATCATCGTCACTTCTCCTCTTCCCTCGTCGGCGCGGGTCCGCCGGCCTTGCGCATGTCCGTGTGGAGCTGGCTGACGGCCGACCGGCGGTTCGTCGTGGCCGTGTCGTGGAAGCGGTCGAACGCTGCCTGTATGGCGGCGTCTCGGGACGAGTAGGTCATGACGTGGCCTCCGTGCGGGCTGCGGTGCAAATGGCTTCGAGCGCTTCCCGGTGCGTGCCCATGGCCTCTTCGCGTGTGTCGTCAGGGTGGGTGGTGTGGTCGACGAGGAAGCGGCCGAACTTGCGCCCCTCCGCCGTCTGCTCCCGCGAGTCGTCAAAGACCACGGTGCTGTACCGGCGAGGCTGGAGCTTCACCGTCGACACGGTGAGCTGGAGTTCGCCCTCACGGACCGGCGTCTGACGGACAACGATGGGATACGTCATGCTGCCTCCTCCTCGGTCTGGGAGATCGCGGACGAGAGCGCCTCTTCGAAGAAAATCGCTATCTGCTCGCCGTGGATGAGGTACTCCGCCACACGGTCGGTACCGATGTGCGGGTAGTTCTCCACCATCCTGCCCGCACGGGCGCGGGCCACGTCGACGGAGATCTCCGGGAATGCCTTGGTCAGTTGGGCTGCCGCCCGTCGGATCTTCAGTGCCTTCAGCATCGTCTCTCCCTAGAGCCGGATCACTTCGACGTCGTCGCCGCGGAAGTAAGTCATGATCAGCGGGTGGCCGTTGGGCCAGTCCCGTAAGTTCGTTTGGACCCGTAGAACACTCGTGGAGGTCACCCAAACGTCGACCACGCGAGCGAGCGGGACACGGTTGCCGTTCAGGAGGCCGACGAGCCAGTCTCCGGGGAGGATGTCGGGGAAGCTGGGGATGTCCATGCCGCCTCCTGCGGATTGTGCTTCGAGAGCCCCGCCGCGGATTCGAACCGCGTGCTCGTCGTCCGGCTGGGGGCCGGCGGTGCGTTGACGAGCCGCCAAGATGCGGGGCGGGCTATCAGGGGGTGTGCTTGCCGTCGTGGCCGGTGGGGCTCACGCAGTACATGTAGGCGAGCGATCCGCCACCGAGGACGATGTCTTGGGGGCCACACTCGGCAGGCTTCCAGGCCGCTTCGGAGCCGTGCCATCCGACGGGGGTACCGACGATCCACACAGTTCCGTCGGTCATGGTCAGGGAGTGGACGCCGCGCGCGGTGCGGGCGTTGGAGCTGTCGGCGTCGATGACCCGGAACTTCAGACCCGACTCATGAGTGACGGTGGTCTTCATAGCTCCTCCTCCTGCCGGACCCTCCGTGGGTCCCTGGCGTGGCTCCATAGTTGCACAGTTATGTCGCGCAACACAACCCAAAAGAGGGGACCCTCCGTAAATCGCTTCACGGAGGTCCCCTCCCGGTTACTAGCCGGCCAGGAAAGCGGCCATCGCGATGACGTCGGCGCCAGTGTGCGGAGTGTCCTTCAGCAGCTCCAGCGCGCGGGCCACGAAGGCTTCACGGTCGGTGCCGGCAACCTGGCGGACGTCCTCCGCCCAGATCTCCCCCTCGTCGGCTGTGAGGACGAGGTACGGCGTGCTGTCGGAGTCGACCCGAGTGACGATGCCGGTGTGACCGACGAACTCGTCATCGTAGCGCCGGTATCGGGTGATCGCCACCCGGTCGCCGACCTTGATGTCTGCCGTCACTTCTCCCCCGCCAGGTAGTCGGCCAGCTCGGTCAGGTCGGTCGCGGTGTAGGTCTGGCTGTTGATCATGAGGTCCGCAGCCTGCTCCAGCAGTGCCGCGCGGGACGGGGCAGGGTCGTCCAGGACAACGATCTTCGACGTGTCGATGACGGGCTCGCCGGTGGTCGCCTCCAGCCCGTTTCCGATGTGGTCGACGTCGAACCACCAATTGCGGTCATCGTCGCCCCGCACGCGGAATCCGTCGATGTGGCCCTCGTGGACCGCCGGGTGCAACTCGGTGACCGTCACAACGTCACCGACGCTGACGCCTGCGAAGTTCAGGCTGTGGCGCGTGAGGCGGAACTTGTCGCCCAGCTTCGGCATCAGACCTGTGGTCACCTCTGCCTCCTCTCCCCCGTCGACCTCGTCGGCCAGGGCCAGGATGCCGCGGGCGAAGGTTCGGGCGTCGGCCGGCGAAAGGTAGGGCGAAGTCACGTTCTCGTCGTCCGCGTAGGCGTCGAAGATGACGGACACGCCGTTCTGGGACGCCTTCAGACTCTGATCGGCGTCGTGCCGGCACTGTGCGGTGTACACGGTCATGCTCTCTCCTCTGTCGTGTTACGTAGCTCCGTGAATCGCTTTACGAAGGTCAGTCGTCGAAGGTGAAGCCGTCCATCGGGTCGCCGTCGGATCGCGCCTCCACGGCCAGGAGGACATCGCCGCCCCACAGGGCAGCCTCTTCGGGGCGGACGCCCTGGACGTCGTAGTCGTCAAGGGAGGGAAGGTGGCTCATGGTGATTCCTTTCGAAGTGAATGAATGTCTTACGCAGCGACCCGGTACCTGTAGGCCGTGGCCACGTTGCGGGCGCTCTTCACGCCCTGCTGGCGAAGCCCCCTGAGTGCTTCACACTGCTTCCGCCGGCTGATGTTCAGGTCGTCGCTGACGTCCTCGTCCGGGCGCTTGGTCATTCCGATGCCGTGGAAGGCGCGGAGTGCGTAGGACTGACGCTGCGGAATGGTGCGCAGGAGGTAGTGGGCCAGGTCCCGGCGCTCCGCGGCGTCAGTGAAGTCAGACGAGGCGTCAGGGATGGTGTCTCCCAGTGCCGCCCCGTGGTTGTCGTCCGTGAGCGGCGCCTCCAGGGAGTCGGGCTGCGCGAGGGCTTCACAGGCACTCACAAATGCTTCACGGGACATCCGTCGCTTTGTGTCGGGGTCCGTGGATACGCTGGTCCAGGCGTCTTCGACATTGCCGCCCGCCTCCCACAGTGCGTGGCGAACGCGGATCACCTTCGTCGGGTCGACGCTGAAGGCATTCGACATCCGGACCCACTCCTCCGCAACGGCGCGGCGGACGGCCCGGTACGCAAACGAGCTGAGAGAGGCTGCGTCCGCTCCTGTCGTGTAGTCACGCACGTGCTGCAGCAGCACGATTCGCGCTTCCTGGAGGAGATCCTCCACGTCGTCCCCCTGTGCGGCCGGCGCTGCGGAGCGGATGACGCTCCGGAGCATCGGCTCGTAGGCGGAGATGATGTCCCACATGGCCAGCTCGTCCCCGCCCTGCGCGGCGATGATCTGCTGGTCGGTGACGGTGGTGTGCTGCGACATGTGGACTCCCTCGTGAATGC